GAAGTCTTCATAAGTATCATATATTTTAGGATTTTTCATTTTCATTTTTAAACGATAAACAGTAGGATTTCCATATTCTGGAGTTCCTGCAAAATAACTTGCGACATCTGGATCTGCACTAACCCAAGTTCCTAAATCTGATGGGAAAGAACTAAGTTCACTTGTTTTATCAGTTCCTTGAAATGCATTTATTCCTGGAGGATCATCGGAGTCCATTTCAACCATAACTTCTTTTTTTGTACCATCTGGCAAAGGAACATCAATTACACCATAATGACCAGCAACATCATCTCCTCGAGTTCCATGATAAACGTCTGTATCAAACTGGTCTTTAAAAAGTTTTCCTAAAGCACCAAATCCTTTTATTGCTGATCCTACTTTACCCATCAAACTGCATCCCTAATGCAAGTCTTCCATCGAAATGCCTACCATTGTGTTGTCCTTCTTTATCTGTGTAATGTAAAAATGCTTGTGCGTGATTATGACCTACGAATGGTTCTCTCCAGTGTTCTAAATCAGAGCCTTTATATACAACAACATCCCCTGGATTTGTTTCAACTGGAGTTTCTTTTCCCTCTTTGTCTTTAATCCATATTGGCCATGAGTAATCTGCATCGTAACCAAGACAAAGTGTACAAGAAATTTCACAACTCTCTCTGTCTGTGTGTCTTTCTAATATGGATCCATTTCTATACATTCTGTAATATGTGTATTGCGGTATTAAGCCAATCCCTGTTAATTTTTCTAATTCAGAAACTTTACCTAAAAGAACTGTATCAAAAATTAAATCACCATAAGACCTAAAATCTCCAGGGGATTGAGCATCTCCAAACTCTCCGATATTAGACATTGTATTTTCCATACCTTTATCTTGCAAAGTTTTCAATCTTCTTTCTGCAAGCATAACGTAACCATAAAGCAAATCAGCAATATCTTTATTAAGAAAATTTTCTATTTTCAACCAACCATCTTTTAGATAATTAGACATATTATTCAACCTCTGACATTGATGATCTTTCAGCAAGTTCTTTTTTCATAACTTCAACTTCTCTTAATAAAGGCATAATTAAATCTTGAAATGCTGGCTGATCTTTACGAAACTCAATCAAACTAAGTTTGCTATCAATAGCTTTCCTAAGTTCTGGTAAAGTCATATAATCAAGACTGTAGCCTAGCTTCGGGTCATGAGCACCTTGACGAAATCCTGCAAAATCTGCATCTATATCAAATTCGTCTTTTAATTGACCCCATGGAAATCTTTTCTTTTTATCAAAGTCATCAAAATTCTCTAAACCCCAAACTCTCGGCATTTGTCTACCATCAGGCATTGTTATCCTATCAATTAAAGGTTGCAAAGCTCCAAGAACTATTTTAAATCCAGCCATATTAAGTTTTCTTTTTGTGTGTTTTCTGAACTTCAAATGTTGCTTTTTTTACAGCACCAGCATGGGGTTTATATTCGCCTTTCATAAGTTTAAAGCCTTTACCAGACTTCATCCAGTGAAAACCTTTTGGTGCTTCTACTGATTTTTTCGCCATTATTTTTTCTTCTTTTTCTTAACTGTCTTTGCTGCTGATTTAAATTGTGCTGATGTTGGAGCACCTTTTGATCCAGCTTTTCTCATTGTCTCTCCAGAGCCACCTTTTATTCTTTTTCTTTTTGCATGTATGTTTGCATATAATCCAGGTCTTTTAACCATTATTATTTCCTCTTTTTTGATTTTTTAAGTTTTTTAAAATCGGCACCAGTTATTTTTGTTCTGGGTTTTGAAACTTGTGCAAGTTTTTTCTGTTTCGGGGAGTATTTTTTAAAGGGCATTATTTTCTCCTTGATTTGGCTCCTGAACATTTCCACCTTTTTCTTGATAGATTGTTAGGAGTGTTTGGGTCGTTTTGTTTTTTCTTAGATAATCTTTTCTTTATACCAAGACTTCTAGCACAATATGAATCACCTTTAGATGTTCCTGGTTTGACTCTTGGACCACCACCTTTGGCTTTGCCTGATTGACCATAACTAACTCTTTTCCCAGATTTAGTTACTTTTACTTTGGCTTTACCTCTTCTTGGCTTCGCCATTATCCCTCCAAAAGTTTATTCATCATAGAATGAACGTCATCACCACTACTTACTTTCATCACCTTAACACCCTCAGGCATCATCTCTTCTTCCACCATCTCTTCTTCATCACCAACACCATGTTGTGCTTGATGGCATAATAATAAAAAGTTTATAAGTTGATCATCTGTCATTTCCAATCCTTCAGAAGTATGAGCAAAACCCATTTTCTCAACAAACAACTCAGCATTTTCTTCCATATTTTCTACATTTACTTCAGCCATTTTATTCTCCTAAATCCATTCTTCTTTGTTCCATTAATCTTATTCTTTCTTCTTGGCTAGGAACAAAAATATTTTTTAACGCACCACCAAGACTTTGAATAATAGACATAATGCCTGATGACTCTTGCTCAGTCAGTTGTCCACCTTGTTTAATTTTTTCTTTTGTTACTTCTAAACCTGTAATGGCATCTCGCATTCCTTCAGGGTCAATTTGCATAAGACCTTGTTGGGCAGAGTTTATCATAGCAAGTTCATCTTCAGTAAAATTTGGACCACCTTGCATTTTATAATAACCATCAGGAGAAATTTCACCTTCCCTTATAACAGTTGAAGGATCTAATATCTCACCCTCTCTTACAACATTATCTGAAGGCATTTCACCTTCCCTTATAACATTTAAAGGATCTAATAATTTATTCATTTGTCCTAATTGATCAGCCATGTTACCTCCTAAAAAACTGGGTCGAATGGGTTTGGTCCAATATTTGGTGTTCCTGGATTATAACCAAAAGCCTTTGGTATTCCTGGAGTTCCACCATATAATTCTCTTTGCCTTTGATTGGCCATTATTGCATCTTGCTCGGCAGTTGTTTCTGGTATTCCTGCCAAAGCTCTTGCTTGAACATTTCGTCTATTTGCTTCTATTCTGTCAAGCTCTCCCTGAGTTGTATCAGGTGTAACTCCTAGCATAAATTTTGTAATTTTATCTGAGTATGTTGGAGCAACTCTGTCAAGTAAATATCCTGGAGATTTTATATCAGCCATGTAATCGCTGAGTCCTGTGTCGCCAATTGGTTGTGTTGATGCTGCAGTTGGAGCTGTAGGTATTGGATTCTCAACTCTATATCTATCCATGGCTCTACCGAGATCTTGAGTTGCTGGTATAGATCCGAAAGCACCTCTTGGCGCATATCTATTTGCATCTACAATAGTAGCACCTCCAGGACTCATATCAGGTAAAGCTGATCTCCCTCTGTTATAAAGTTTATTAAGTCCATTCCAAATACCCATAAAACTAAACATTATCTTGTCTCCTCATTAATTCAGTAACATTTGAAAGAGCACCCATGTCACCTTGCCCAAGTCTTCTTTTAATCTCTTCAACTTTATTCATTAAATAATTTGTCATTTCCTCGCCACCTTCCATCGGCATCTGTTGCTGGGGAGTTTGTTGAACTCCTCCAAATGCTGAAGGATTAATAGGTCGTATAGAAGCAAGAATATCATTCACCTTTTAATACCTCCATTTGAATATCTGCAGCATTCTTTTCTCTTTCCATTTGTATTTTAGAAGCATTCTTTTCTCGCTCTAATTGCAACTCAGCTTCGAGTTTAACTATCTTTGCTTCTAGCTCTGCTTTTGCTTTTGCTGCTTCAATTTGTAAATCTTGCTGTGCTTCAGCTTGTTTAATTTGGATTGAGGACTGAGCTTTAGCTTGGTCTGCAGCAATTTGTGCTTCAGTCCTTGCTTTGAGTGCCTCAGTTTCGAGTTGAGCGAGTTGTTGTGCATACTGTAAAGGATCTCCTTGTTGACCTTGTTGACCTGCGCCAGCAATTGCATCAATCTGTTTCATGACAGGTGCTTGTTGTACAACTTGTGCAGCACGTTGACTAATTAGATTGTCTAATTCTGGATCGATGTCTTTCGCTTCATACTCTGTAGACTTGAAGTCTGGTACTGGTGGTAATGGTACGCCAACTCCTGCTTCCATTCTTGTCCTATATAATAACGCAACATGCTCGGCAATGTGTGCAATAAGAACAGGTTGCATTGCTGAAGCTCCAGGATTGCCTGCTAACGAGGGATCTTGAATAAACTGCATATGAACAGCTATATGAGAATCATGGTCTTGCTCAGGAAAAGCTTTTATAGGTTTACCATACATAACTGACATGTTCTCATCTATTGGGTCAAGTCTTGGGGCATCCTCTGGCTTTTTAAGAATCTCATCTATGTTCGGTATTCTTATTGCTTCATACATTCTTTTATAAGCTTCGTACATATCATGCATATCTGGTGCTGATTGAGCCATCTGCATAATTGCCTGAGCTTGAGCGATACGTTGAGCACTAGAGAAAATGTTGGGGTCACTGACTGGGATAATGTCAATGCGATCATCAAAATCTGCAGCAAAAACTTCGGACTCGCCACCAATTAATGAAAATGTAAATTGCTCTGGGAGGTATTCTGCATTTAGAGAAGCGAGGAGTTTAAACTCTTCTCCTTGTGCATAATGCAACCTTTTATGGATGGCAGAGAAAGCTTTACTGCCTTGCTCGATTAAAGCGACTGTAGAACCAACAGGTGCATTTGGGTTTACATCCCCAACATTCAAGTCTGCAGTGCTAGCGAACCGCTGACCTGCATCTACAATAAAGCCTAATAAAGAAAATAAAGAACTGCTCGGTTCTTTAAATGGCAAAGGCATTATTGCTTTGTTAACATCGTCAACTGTTGCGTCTAAGTCAACGAACTCTCCAGGATTAACTTGCATCTCGCCACCTGAAACTCTACCTCTTAATTTAAAGCCACCTTGCATATTTGCAAATGCAGCAGAGTCAAGTAAAGCTCTTAATGATCCAGTTGCTGCTTTGCCCAAACCACCTATTAAATGGTATAAGCCAAAACCATAGAATCCTAATCCAGGAAGAAACTTATAACTAACGAACCAATCTCTTCTTAATTTTTTATCATCCTCTTCTCTCCAGTTTCTACGAATGCTAACAACATTTTCATTATCATAATCTATTGTGACTACATAAGGAATGGCAATATCTGCATCTTCATCCTCAAAGGACTCATAAACATGCATTTCAAGAAGAGTAATTACTTCATCTTTGGCATCATCAGCATATTGATCAACACCTTCAATATCGCCAATGGTATCGCCAGAAGGATCAATATCGCCACCTTTATCTATAGTTGGTAAATACCAGCCAGATTCAACATAGCGATTATAATCATTTTTAGGCATACGAATGACGTGTGTATATCTGTTAGAAGTTTTTAAATCTTTGCTTTCTGGAGCAACGATAAAATCTTCAGCCTTAACAAACTGTGAGCATTGCCGATCTAAATTGCTGTCCCACCAAACCTTTTTAAATGTCTGGCCAACTAATGGTAAGTGAAATAACATTTGGTCCAAATCAGGAAAATACTCTGGCATCTCCTGGGAAATCTGATAATTCATATATTCCCTAACTCTACGAGACTGCTCTTCAGTTTCCTCATTTGGCTCTCCAACAATAACAGTTTTAACTGGACCACCTGAAGGATAAAGTTCAGCGATTGCTCTAGCATTGAATTGGGTTGCTGCTTCTGCAATCATAGGATGTACTACAGTTGACAATCCACGAACAGCTCTTTCCTCATCTGACTCTTCAATACCACCTTCTGGCTCAAGAGTCTGTAAACCTTTTTTGTATCTCTCTTCCCACTCGGAACGAGCTTCTTTATCAGTATTATAAAAACCTATTAAATCAGAAGCAGATCTTTTAAGTTCTTTTTCAGACATGTCCTCGGCAAGATTTGCATCAAAGTTGCTATCGTTCTCTTTTACATTATCAAGATCAGGATCACCTATTAAAACATCTTCGCCAATTGTTTCAACCTGTAAATTGTCAGGTGGTGCACCTTCGGTGAATGGTATTGGTTTTTCAGCCATATATTGTTATCCTTCTCTTTTCTTCGTATTCGTCTTCTTCGTAATCCTTTGAATGCGTAACAAACCACCCTTTTCTCAATCTTAACCATGCTTGAGTACATGTATCAACTATGTCATCATTGTCACCTGCTGGGAAAGCAGAACATATGTCAATTAAATTTTTACTCCATTTTTTATCAAAAGGAAAGTAAATTCTACCATCTTCTAACAAAGCAGACGATGCATGAGCACGAGCTTCCTTGTCTCTGTCAGGTAAATACTCAAGAACTGGGATACCAGCCATGCGCAAATCCTGCAATAAAGATTGGCCAGAAGCTTTCTTTTCTATCAACACAGCATCAGGTTCATAATCGTGATATGCATCTTGAGCAATTTTTCTAAGTTCGGGATATGTCACTCTGTCATACCACATCTCTAAAACGATAGCGCAAGTCATTCCTTTATTTTTAAAAACTCCCCAAGTCGTGCGAGCTGAATAAGAAGTTTTTTCTTTTGTGCTAAATGCAGTGTCCCATGATTGTATAACATATTCTATTTCGGGAAGTTCCTGTTTTTCCCATGGCACCCACCATTCTGCTTTTAATATCCCACCGCCTTTGGGCATAGGTCTCTGCTGCAATTGACCTGCACTGGCATAAGACCCAAGACTTTTCTCAAGACTGCTAAGAGTTTTCTCATCAATCCTCTCTGGCCACAGCAACTCACCCTCTTTAGTTCTGGGGTCTGAGAAGTTGAGTTTTGAGTTTGGCGGTGTTGGATGTCCCACTTCATACCGAGCAGGTAAACATAAATGATTCCAGTCATCGTATTCATTCCTTAATATATGTCCAGTAAGATCTGTCTCATGGACTCTTTGCATTATAATTATAAAAGCTCCAGTCTTTGGGTCATTAAGTCGAGTCTGCATGGCTTGATCCCACCATTCAAGAACTCCCTCTCTGACAGTAGAGCTTTCGGCTTCACGAACATTGTGGGGATCATCAATAACTATTATATCTCCACCCTCACCAGTCAAAGCACCATCAACAGACGTTGCTATTCTTTGGCCAGTTTTATCGTTTTCAAATCTTTGCTTTTGATTTTGGTCAGTTGTTAATTTAAAAGTTTCCCCGAAGTGATTCTTATACCAAGGACTGTCAATTAATCT